ATTCAGCTCAAGGTCTACAAAGACCGCATTGAGCAGACCATCAGTGATGAAAAGATTGACTTCGAGAATGAGATGGGAGCAAATATGCTCAAGATGCCAGGGCAGACAGAGACCCTAGTCAACAGTCTTGGTTATATCCCAGCAGTCGAAGTGTTCAATCATATGGACTGTACCGGTGAAGCTACTGGTAATGGTGAGTTCGATTGGCTCGCTCATCAGATTTTGTATCACGATGAGCTTGTGAGAAACGTCCGAAAGAACATGAAGTTCTTCGGTAACCCAACTCTCGTATCTAGTAGACCAAAACACGACATTCTTGATAGTGACTCAGACAACACCTTCCGACCGACCATCAGCTCACAAGCTGGATTTACCCCCTTGGCTGGTCTCGGCGGGAGTACTCGTGTTAGTCAGCCCTTTGGTAGTTCTAGCGTTGATGGACAGATTAAGGTCCCCCGCGTCATCGCAAACCTAGAACCTACTGACCGTGTTCAGTACATGACACCTGACGCTGTTAGCGGTGACCAGAACTTGTACGTAAAACAGTACCGTTCAGAAATCCGTCTTGCGCTTGGTGGTGTTGATGATATTGACATCGGTACAGCGTCTACGGCATACGAAATCAAAACTCTGTATGGTCGTGTTGCTGCAACAGCAGAGAAGAAAACACGAGCAATGTTTACCTACGGCTTGTGTAAGCTTTTTTCGATGATGATTTTCACGGAAGAAGATATGTTCCGTAGGTCATTTGCAGCTGCTCTTGGTATGGAAGAACCAGAGCAACCATTGCCTGAAGACTTTGGTGGAGACATCGATGCTTACGAAAAAGCATCAGTTAAATACACCAAAGAGTATGAAAAGTTCGTCACTAAGAGAGACGAAACTTTGCGTGTTACACTTGATGGAGGGGATATTCCCCCTGGAGTAACTGGACTTATTCCTGACGGCAACACAAAAGTTAGTTGGCGTTGGATGGGTGAAGTATTTGAAGAAAGCACTGACGACATTCTCAATAACAGTATTGTCGTTCGCAACCTTCAAGAACTTGGAGTTGATTCTATTGAAGCTCTCAAGTATCTCTTCCCTGGCAAAACGGATGAAGAGAGAGCAGCAATGCTTTCTGGCTATCCATTCAGAATGGTCCAGCAAACACAGCAAAGTATTAACAGCTTCATTGGATTATTAGGCAACCTTTATCAACTGCCTCATCCACAGATGCCCGACAAACCATTGGCATCTGACCCGAACCTTGATCTAACAGGGTTCTTATATCGATCTTTAGAATTCTTACGTAAGGAGTTAAGTTACAGTGGAAGGTACAAACCAGACAGCTCAAGTAGCAACCCCGACCAGCTCAGCACCGCAGACCGGTTACGCGCAAGTCGCGGCACCCCAGTCCGGGATGAGCCAGTCACCAGTCTCCCAGGCATCGATGGCCCAACCAGTGGTGCCTCAAATGCCGGCTTACCAGGCACCGGCCCAGGCAGCGCAGGCTTCGGCTCCGGCGGGCAATCCATGGCAGCAGGCGTTTCAGGCGCTCAGCGCGTCCCTGAATACAAGCAGCCCATCCCAGGCCCAGGTTTCACCCTCGGCTTATCAGGCGACACCAACGCCTCAGGCAGCTACACAGCCGAGCTGGGCTTCAATGGCGGCCCCTCAGGCAGCCCCGACTTACAGTCCCCAAGTTTCAACCCAGGGCTACTCGGAATCGGAAGTGAGCCAGCTGGTTCAGCAGGCAGCAGCACAAGGACAAGCACAGGCGAGCGACGCGTACCTAAGCGGAATCAGCGACGCAAGTCTTGAAGTTCTTGAGCACTTTGGTGCTGAAGCTCCCGCTCTCCTTAACCAGTACGCCTGTGCAGTTGAAGATGCTCTGATTGAGCAAGTTCAGCGTGGCAACAGCATGGTTCACACCCTTGAAGCAGCTGCTGAAGAGCGTGGTGCAATGAACATCATGCTGACCAACCCTGACGTGCTTGCTGATTACGTCAACGATTTCTTCGGTCCCGAAGGTCCTTATCCGACTGAGACCCCTGATGAAACCGCTGCTCGTGAACAGTATGAAGCCCGTGCTCAGTTTGAAGCTGAGATCGAAGCTCAAGAGCAAGGTCGTGTTCCCCAACAGTTCCAACGCCCTGTGCAAGATATGCCGACCCCCGGTCGCGCAGCTAACCAGGCTCAGGACTTCTGGGGCAGCTTTAGCGAGATGATGGATAGTTCTCCCGAGAACGCTTGGAAGTACCTCTCCCAGGCCCCTCAGGGTGCCCTCTCCGCCAAGATGCTGGTTCAGGACCTCTGATAGTAAACAAGGGGTACTTAATTGGTACCCCTTAAAATAGTAATAACGAGATTATTTAAACGATGGCTCAACAACTTCAATCCTACGGCCAAGGTCCTTACGCTGAAGAAGCTCTCCGTCTAGCAGAGATTGGACGTGGGCAAGAAGGAATGAGCCGCACTGCTGCTCCTGTCGGCCCTAACCTGGCTGACGGTGGCGGTATGTCTAAGCCCAACGTCAACACTCAACCGTTTAATAACACTCGGTTGATGGAACAAAACATGCAAGAGAATATGCGTGCTGCTGTTCCTGGACAACAAGCTAATGCTCTTGGACAAGTTCGCAAAGGTGTTGCTGAACAGTCTGGTGCTGAGTACAAAGCAAACGAATTTAAAAACGAACGTGTAGCTGAGATGCTGTACGCCAATGATGGTGGTAACGCTACTTTCCGTATGAGCATTCCTGAAGTTGCTCAACAAACTCAACAGCATGTTGCTGAGCAAAAGCTGATGGCTTACGGCGTTAATCCTCAAGTGCCGTTTACATCTAACCGTTTCGCAGCTTGATAGAATTAGTACAGGTTAATTAATACTGTACTGTGCGTAAAGCTGGAGAAAAACCTTGCGGATGTCAACACGAAGAGCCTGAAGTATTTCAGACTATTTGGAAGCATCTGAAAACAGACGGTATGCCTGACCAGGCTGCTAATCAGTTGACTGCTGAGATGCTGACTCATGGTGAGGATATTGATAGTTCTATTGAATCGTATGAGCGTAACTACGCTAACTTCAAAGAACGTGGATATAACGAACACGCTGCACAAGCTATGGCAGTTGAATCATTAGAAGGTGGTGAAGAGCCACGAGAAAGTATTAGATTTGCCCGCATATATGGTTGACAATAGTTATACTTAAGGATTAGAATTAAGTATACCCAAAAAGAAATATATGTCGCAGCCAAGAGCAACAGGAGATTCAGTTCGTGCATATCTGAGAGACATCGGCAGAATTCCTCTTCTTGAGCATGACGAAGAGATTTTGCTTGGTCGTCAAGTACAACGACTGATGGAAATTAAAGGAACTGAAGCAGAGTTAGAAACTGCTGATAAACAACAACTAGCAGACAATTTAGGAATTACAATTAAAGAATTAAAGCGAGAGATCCGTGCTGGAGAAAAGGCTAAGGACAAAATGGTCACTGCCAACCTCAGGCTCGTTGTTTCAGTCGCAAAGAAATACACCAAGCGAAACATGGAACTCTTGGACATCATCCAGGAAGGTACCATCGGTCTCGTCCGTGGCGTGGAGAAGTTCGATCCTGGCCGTGGTTATAAGTTCAGTACTTATGCATATTGGTGGATACGACAAGGCATTACTCGGGCGATTGCGGAAAAAAGCCGTGCCATCCGCCTACCGATCCATGTTACTGAAAACCTCAACAAACTTAAGAAAGCCCAGCGTGAGTTAAGCCAAATCAATGGCTATATGCCGAACGTCTTTCAGTTGTCTGACCACTTAGGTCTAACCGTTGATGAAATCAAAGACTTGATGTGTAAGGCACGTCAACCTACTTCTCTTGAAATCAAGATTGGTGAGAACCGAGACACTGCTCTCATTGATTTGCTTGAAGATGAAACCCAGCTGCCTGACACTTTGCTTGACCAGCAGTTCATTAAAGAAGACATCCGTGAGTTAATTACTGAGCTCCCTGAAATGCAAGCTGCAGTCATCTCGATGCGCTATGGCATTGGTGATGAAATGCTTGAGCCAATGTCTATGACAGCTATTGGACAAGTCTTGAATATGTCACGTGACCGTGTACGTACACTTGAGCACAAAGCATTGAAAGCACTTCGCGGGGAATCTGAAAAAATCAACGAGTATCTTTAATACAATTAAAGAAACAGCTTCAATGAAATGGATAGATCTTTAGGGACACCTGCGCAGCCACGTATTCAAGATGTTACATCGCAGATCCTAAAATCACATCAGATTTATGGATCTAGTGATAATACTAATCCCGCGTATTTATCTGCAAACCGTTCTTTGAATTATGCAGAAGGAGGTTCTATCAATAAGCCCGAAGTTGACAGGGTAAGTATTATTCCTTATACGATTAATTACAATGACACAGTAGGGCTGTTTGGGAAAGAAAATCATTTCGTACGTGTAAATGTCAATATCAACAAAGAGTATGCTTTTGCTTGCTTTGAAGAGCCTGGTTGGGAGTGTGCTCGTATAACTCCTGGCGACATGGAGTTATTTAATATGTACTACACGGGCGTTATTGACGAAAGCAAAGATCTAACAACAGTCAATACATACGATCCCGCATTAATAAGGCGTGACAGATTAGGCAATCTATCAAATGCTTATGTGAGTGTTGATTTAGAGAACCTAAAAACTGGCAATAAGTATATTGATAGTTGGTTTGATGTGCGTTTATATAGCAAAGCAAGAGAAGAGCATCCGTACGACAAGATGTATGTACGACTAAATGACTTTTTCTACATCGGCTTCCACGCACGCAATACAAAAAGATTGCCCTACAACGTCAAATGCGTCATAGGGCGAGAGTATATTTCTGGTCTAAGTCCTGATAGTATGCGTTATCGTAATGTCAACGTGTAATTAAGAGGCAGAGACAGTGAAGGCTGCATCTCCATTACCAGCAGTTAGCGTAACAGTTTCACCATTAACATAATCTTGACCACCAGTGACAACAGTAATGCTGTTCACTGCATCACCATCTGTTGCGTAATCAACAGTAAGACCACTACCGCTACCACCGGAAACTGCAACTCCATTAGCTCCAGCTGCATATCCTGTGCCACCAGAAGTAATTGTCAAACTACTCACAACACCAGAAGGTGCACCACCGCCACCACCTGGACGACTAGCACCACCAGGAGGCGTAACTGTCATCACCTTACCGCCACTAATAGAAGGGAAGGCATAGTGCTCGATGAGTTCCATCGACTCAGTAAACAAAGCAGCACGCTTTAGTTCATTGACTCCGTAGAAGTTAAAGTTAAAGGCACCATCATGATCAATGCGTACATTGGTGCTAACAGAAGTATCAAGCGCAAGCTTTACAGTCGCTCCACCAGCAGTGACATCAAACACTGTGCACTCCACATAGCAAGTAGATACACCACCAGACTTCCACCATTCTTTTAAAGAGTGAGTATCTCCACCACGCTTAGGACGTGTAAGCAGCATCTCAGTGCCAGTGTGTTTTTTAACGTCCTTCACACCAGTAAGAACAAGACTATCAGCCATTGTGTTTAGTTATCACTTTCTTCTATTTTAGTCCATTTGAGATTACGTACGGAGTTATTAGTTTTACATCCATCGACGTGCTTAATACGACTACAGCCTTTGGTTTTTCCAGGATTAGCTAACGGTTGATCCAAGAAAGCAAGTGCTACTAGTTTGTGCACAGTGGCAGTAACAGTCTTCTTGCGTCCTATCCGTTGAGTAAGGTTTACTTGTGCATAACCATTTTTATTAATGCGTTGTTTGAGAATACGCTCAATCACACCTTTAGTGCTTTTAACTTGCCCCTTGTCATTGACATAGTATTCAATACAGCACTCATAGCCTGGCAAAGTATGGATAGGCTTCCATTTTTTGTCATCAATAAAATCCATTACCACAAGATATTAGGGTACATATACATAAGTATAACGTCACACATTAATATCGTTATATGTGTCTAAGTCGAAGACACTTATAAACCTTTTAGCTTACGGAGTTACGATCCTATGTGGATTGATAATGATTTTCCGAAGCTTCTTGGTGCAGAACTTTACCGTCCTCATCCTGCCTACATCATTGAGATGGCAGTTGAGCCTGTAGTGGTTCACGACTTCAGCAAGCAGCCCGGTCAAACCGTGCAGCTGGATCGTTACCGCTTCTGGGGTAAGCCTGGCACTAAGGAGTCCCGTGAGCGGACTGCCGATCAAACCCTTGGATCCGCCTCCGCACGCAACATCGTGAAGGACAAAGTGCTGGTTACTCTCCGTGAGTACACCGGTCCTGCTGACTCTCGCGATTCCACGCAGCCCTCTACTTTCAAAGTGGCTCGTGAAACCCTGATTACTGCTCAGCGTCTGCTGCTGGACACCGGAAACCTGAACGTCTTCCACCAGTCCATCGGTTCGCTGACCCTGCTTGATGACTATCGCCGCTGGCGCGATCGTGTCTTCGCTAATGAACTGCTGAAGGCCGAAGCTTGTGGCAAAGCTAGCCAAGATCAAGGTGGTTATTACCTGCCTGGTGGTAAAGAGAAAGGCGCTACTGGCGGCTCCCTCGGTGTTACTTACGAAGCTGGTGAATCTGCCAAGTTCGATGTCAAGACTGACCTCCTCGAAGTCGTCAAGGACATGCGTAAGCGCAACGTCCCGACCTTCGCTGATGGTTACTACCGTTGCATCGTCGACCCCACTGCAATGATGCATCTGCGTCAGAACAGTGACTTCCGTGAGATTGCCCGTTACCCCGGTACCGGCATGATCAATCCCATGGCTCCTGAAATGCATCCTGATGCAAACTTCTTCAAGGGCATGGGTCCTGCTTACGGACAAGCTGGCTTTGTGGCTGGTCAACCCGTTATGCCGACTGGCTTCCTGTTTGAAGGTGTCCGTTGGTTCGAGTCCACCAACCTGCCTGAGACCGATTACAACCTGGTGATTACCGACGAGAACGCTGTCGCTGCCGATTACGGTGCTGCCCAGATGATCTTCTTCGGTCCCCAAGCTGTCGGTGTTGGCATTGGTGGTAACAATGCTCAGATTCTGTTGAACAACAACGATGATTTCTCTCGTTTCATCATCATGATCTGGAGCTTGTTCGCCGGTTTTGAAACCCTGAATAAGGATTTCATCACGGTTGGTTACTCTTTCGTTTATTGATAGGAGTTACTAACTATGTCTATTATTTTTCCCGGAAACTATGTTGCTCACCTGAACGCTTATCGCGAACAGGGTGTTGAAGCAATCCCTGGTGTTGAGTTCTACCGCGCTGTTGGTGCTGTTGTCCTCAACCCTGATACCAAAGGCGTCACCGTCAACGGCGAACTCGCTGCTGACACCTATGACACCTACATCTTGTCTCCTGACCTGCGTCAAGATGACAAGCCCCGTCTGGATAAGCCCCTCGTGATTCCCGCTGGATCCGTGGTCTACCGCACCTCCCTTTCCGCTCCTGGCGTGAAAGGTACTGATGGTGACACCATCGCAATCGAAGCCGCCACCGGCCTGCCGACTGCTGTCCCCATCACTGCTGATGCCGAAGGCTACTACCCCGAGAACGGCGAAGGCTCTGTGCTCGTGTCCATCCTTGATGGCACTGCACTGGCTGTAGACACCGCAATTCAAGTGACCACCGACGGCGTGTCCGTTGCCTCCTTGAATCCTTCTGCTGGTGCATGTCGCAACTCACCTTCCGTCATCTTGGCTGAAGTGTGTTACTACCGCCCCGCTCCTGCTCCTGATGCTGAGGACGCTCATGTGCCCTTCGCTGTTGAAGCTGGTTCTGGCACCTGATTGTTATAAATCAGTTAATAAGAGAGCTCCTACGGGGGCTCTTTTTTTGTGCCTATAATAAAACTATGTGTACCCTAAAAGTATGTCCGACAACAAACTATTTCAAGATGAGCGTACAGGTAAACTTGTAGAATTTATCAGCAAGCACGATAAAGAATATGCAATGGTACGTGATGCAGCTGGAACAATTACTTATCTGTCATTAGAACAGCTCGTTCCATACGACAAAGATAAAGGTCGTATGGCAAAGATCAAAGCTCCAGAGCTGCATGTGCCTGAAGAAGAAGCACCTAAAGCAGTGGTACCGATTGAAGATACTCGTTTAAATCTGAACGTAGCGCCTGCTGAACAGATTGCAAAACGACTGCCAGGCGTAGGCTTTGCTACTGCTAAAAAGATTGTTGAACTGCGTATGTCTCTCAGTGGTGAGCGCTTTGCAAACCTCAAGCAGCTTGAAAATATTCCTCGTGTGAACTGGGAACAGTTGATTGAAGAGGACCTTATCTTCATTAGTTAAACTAGTACTAGTAATAACGTACGGTTACGATGGCTGTCAGCATCGAAGATATTCTATTAGCACGTGCTCAACAAGACGAAGCTAGTCGCCCAGGCATTGGTACCGCTGCATCTTTAGGTGCAACTGGTGGTGCGCTATTAGGAATGGTTGCAGGTCAACCTGTACATAATGCTGGCGTACTCCTGAATAAAATGTCAGGACGTCAGCCCAATCGAATGAAACCTGGTATGCGTATGGCAGGTGGTTTAGTTGGCGCAGTATTAGGTGGTGCGTTAGGTGCGGGGGCGCAGCAAGCAATGATTTCTGAATCACCTGCAGCTCGAATGCTTGCCAAAGTTCAGACTCAAGGTGAGCTGAGCTATGCAGATCAGCAAGCTTTAGAAAACATTCTTGCTGACACTTACAGCAATACACTAGGTATGTGATATGGAATTAGATGATCATCTAAAGTCTAAAGTTCGCTATCACCTCGGCTTTAATGCTGGAGCTCAAATCCCAGCTGGTGATCGAGCACGATTAGAAGAAGCTATGGCGCTGGTGCCAGATGAGCTTTGGTACAACGAAATTGTTTATCACATTAAACGCTGTGACATTGCATGGAAGGCGAGTGCTGCTATTCCTGATGATTACTTTGAGCCTGGTGGTAGCCGAATCCTCAACCCTTCACGTCAGGAACTCATTAGTGGAGACGTTGAGCGTTCGATCAGTACATCAGATCCACTAAAAGGTGATGAATACTTCCGTGAAATCTACCTACGAGAATGCGATCGTTTGGCTGAAACTCTGTACGTTCCTAACTATCGTCGTCCTGAAGTACGTCGTTACGCCTTCGAACGTGCAGGTGCTGAGTTCATCATGGCAGTTCCAGGCCCTGCTGATACCGCTGTTGGTAGTCGTATGGCCCTAAATAATATGTGGCGGTAGTTGTAGAATAGTTTTAGGTATTGTCGTAAGTAATCATGAGACCTGTACAAGGTGGCACTCAAAAACTTACTATGAACAGCGCTGATCGCGACTACCAGCAAAAGCTGCGTCAAGCTCAAGCGCAAGGCGATGGTAATCCATTTGTTGCCGGTGTTCAGGAAGTTTTTACAGAAGGTGCTGGTGAAGCCAGTAAAGAAAGTCGTACTCAGTACGGCAACGTGAACTTGATGCCTCAAGAGGTACTGCAGGGTTCACTGAGTAACTTTGCACAGAAAGATGCTCCTTCCAACGCACCGATGGAAGACCCGTTGAATCAATCTGGAACGATGGACTTGGGTGTTTCTTCGACTCGTGCACCTAACAAAGATACTGATTTGATGGCAGTCGATAAGCTTGAAGAGCGTTTATCGATGTATGCACAAGCTGGTAGCAATGCAGGCTTTGGCAACAACAACCGTGCCCAAACTATGAGTTTGAACTGATGAATAAGAAAGAGCAGAACTCAAGAGCACTGGACCCGATGCGGCACCAGATTGCTAAGAATATGTCTGTGATGCCTGGTGGCCCGCAGAATAATAATCCGATGAACGTTACCGATAATGCTTCTCCTGCTATTCAAGCAAAGAGCATCTACGGTGACTTTGATCAGAACTACCCGCAGATGGGTACTTCAATGATTAACCCTATGGCAGTTGGGCCTTCTGGTCTTCAACAAAATATGCCGATGATGCGCGGCAAGAATGCTCAAGCTCCTTATGGAATGCAGCAGCAGCCTGACACTCGCCCTGTGTCTCCAATGACTGATGTTATGGAATCTACTCGTCTGACGATGGGTGTTCAAGAAGGACTACCTAAAGGACCTATGGGTTATCAAGGTATGCCTACTATGCAAATCCCTGGCGCTGTACCTGGTGAAATGAATGGCTCTAGCGGAGCAATGCTGCCGACTTTAGATAGCATGGTTCCAGGCTCTACGCCTCAGAAAACTGGTCAAAAGAAAAAAGGAGGTAAAAAATAATGGCCGCAACAAGTACTAATAAGCAACCGCTTCTCGTTGATCACGTACTTCACTACGTCGTCAACCTTGATACCTCGATTAACGATGGTATGGATATTGTCGGTACAAATACCGCTAGTTTACTGATTGACGCTACAAATACTGATGGTGCAATCATTGAAGACATTTACACTATTGCTAGAGGCTCATTAGCGTCTACCGTAAATCTGTACATCAGCTCTGCTCGTGATTACCTGCGACCTAATGAAGCTGTGTTCGTTGGCTCTGTGACAAGTGCAACTACTAAAGGTAATGTTGTGCGTTGGGAAGAAATGCCCAAGACACTTGTACCTGCACCTCAAGTAGGTACTGAATCTTTCAATCGTGCGTTCTATCTGCCTAAAGGCTACGCACTATGGGCAGCACGGGACTCTACGGCAAACGTGACTGACGGCCCTCTGCTTGGCTGCCAAGGCGGCTGGTACTAATGCCTCGTAAGCAGAACGGCTTTGGTAACTCCAAGTCGCTCGGCTTCAAGGGCGCTGGACGTGTAGATAAAGGTAAAGGTGTCGGAGCTCCCGGCACCTATCCTCGTAATCGTGGTTACGGCAGCTCAGTCACACGAACTGTGATCGAGAAGTACAACTTAGATAGTGACTGGACTAAATGGCGTAAAGGCTATGAATATTACAACCAAGCTGTCTGGTATCGCTTGCAAGATTTGGATGAGTTTTCTGGAGAATATAAAGACTCACAAATCCAATCCAAACTATATCAAGGTACGCCGTACGAAGTTGATGTAGTCTTTGATGGATACAAGTTTGCAACTAAAGGAAGTGATAGTAACAATCACTATGTAATGAAGCGTACCACCACAAGCTCACCTGATTTAGGTGTAGTTACTGGTGTACTAAACGATTCATTTAAATATCCAGAATACAAAGCAAACAAAGAAATAAGAGTAGTTGGTAATTCTGGTGCAGACTCAAGGTTACTCCTACAGATGATTGGTGAGCGAATAACTGATGGAGAAACATCAGCAACTCTCAACTATGTATTAAATAGCAATGAACATCCTGCATTGTATGTAGGCAAAACCTACGAAGAGCCAACTG